ATGACTTTTATCAACGAGATTAATGACATACTTTGGACGTATATTCTAATTATTATGTTATTAGGATGTGCTGTCTGGTTCAGCATACGGACACGCTTTGTACAATTTCGCATGATCCGGGAAATGATCGTGCTGTTAAGCGAATCCGCCGGCAAAGGAAAACAGGGAGAGAAACATGTATCTTCTTTTCAGGCATTCGCTATTTCTATCGCCAGCCGTGTGGGTACGGGGAATCTTGCGGGAGTGGCTACTGCCATTGCCATCGGAGGTCCCGGGGCTATTTTCTGGATGTGGGTCATCGCACTGTTAGGGGCTTCGAGTGCTTTCATAGAGTCTACTTTGGGACAATTATACAAAATACGCGGAAAGGATTCGTTCATCGGAGGACCTGCTTATTATATGAAGAAAGGGTTGAAACAACCGTGGATGGGAATGCTTTTTGCCGTATTAATAAGCATTACTTTCGGGTTTGCTTTCAATTCTGTACAGAGTAATACGATCTGTGCTGCGGCAGAGCATGCTTTTGGGTTCAATCATATTATATTGGGAGGTGTGCTGACTTTGCTGACATTGCTTATCATCTTTGGAGGTATTCAACGCATTGCCCGCGTCAGCAGTATTATCGTGCCTGTTATGGCTTTGGGATATGTAGGGCTGGCACTGGTTATTGTTGCACTCAATATCACTCATTTACCGGGTGTTATCGCACTGATTGTCAGCCATGCTTTCGGTTGGGAGCAGGCATTGGCAGGAGGAGTTGGTATGGCATTAATGCAGGGCATCAAGAGAGGACTTTTCAGCAATGAGGCCGGTATGGGTTCGGCCCCGAATGCGGCTGCCACGGCTCATGTCAGCCATCCCGTAAAACAAGGGTTGATACAGACTTTGGCGGTATTTACAGATACATTATTGATATGTACCTGTACGGCTTTTATCATCCTCTTTAGTGGGGCTCCTCTGGATGGTTCGGCTAATGGAGTGCAGCTGACTCAACAGGCGTTGACAAACGAAATAGGTTCTTCGGGCAGTATCTTCGTTGCCGTAGCTCTTTTCTTTTTTGCTTTCAGCAGTATTCTGGGGAATTATTATTATGGTGAGGCTAATATCCGTTTTATCACTCACCGGAAATGGGTACTTCATGGTTACAGGATATTGGTGGGTGGTATGGTACTCTTCGGTTCACTTGCCACATTGGATATGGTATGGAGCCTGGCAGATGTCACGATGGCGTTAATGGCTATCTGTAATCTGATCGCTATCCTTTTCCTCGGAAAATATGCTATCCGTCTGCTAAATGATTACCGCGCGCAAAAGAAAGCTGGCATCCAAAGCCCTGTTTTTAAGAAAGAGACAATGCCGGACATCGAAAAGGACTTGGAATGTTGGTGAAAACCAACTGTTTTTGTACCTTTGCACGCAAATTGACAGATGGTAGTTATGTTATATACCTTCCACACGCTCAAATAGTAAATTGTAAATAATAAAATTGTAGAGATAACAATGGGCTTATTTGGTTTATTCAAGAAAAAATCCGATGAAACGAAAGTCGGCAATGTAGAAGATTTCATATCACTGACACGGGTGTATTTCCAGTCAGTTATCGCCACAAACCTCGGTATCACTAATATCCGCTTCTTGCCGGACGTAGCTAACTTCAAACGTTTGTTTAAAGTTCCTACTCAAAACGGTAAACTGGGATTGGCCGAAAAATCTGCTGCGCGCAAAATGCTGATGCAGGATTATGGGTTGAACGAGAACTTCTTTAAGGAAATCGACTCTTCCGTGAAACGTAACTGCCGCACTCAAAATGATATTCAATCTTATTTGTTCATGTATCAGGGATTTTCCAATGATCTGATGATGTTGATGGGAAATCTGATGCAGTGGAAGTTTCGTATGCCGTCGATCTTTAAGAAGGCTTTGTATGGTATGACACAGAAAACGGTACACGATGTTTGTACCAAGACAGTGTGGAAGGCTGATGATGTGCATAAAACGGCTGCGACTGTTCGCCAGTACAAAGAGCGTTTGGGATACTCTGAACAGTGGATGACGGATTATGTGTATAATATTGTTCTTCTTGCCAAGAAGGAGCCGAAACGGAAGAATGACGACACGGAAACGAAAAAATAAGTCGCTTTAAATGTTAGAAAATCGTAAAGATTAATAGGATAGAAAAAGCGGGGGTTTTGTACCTCCGCTTTTTTTGTTATATTTGTTGTAATCAGGTAGGTTTTATTTGACTATCAACAGATTGGATAAAACTCGCACGAGAACGGGCAATGGATAAGAAAAAGCCGGACTGTTCCGAACCGCCATATTTCTCATGCTTTCAAATAACTCTTTATCTCACTTGCAAAGATAACATTTCTTTCTGAAAAGGCCATATAAACGGCTGCAATCTTACGGAATAAAAACATATCGGGAAAAACGAGCATACCGTAGCCGAGTCCCCATAACCACAGGCAAAGGTAATTCGTGTTCTTCCCGTACAAGCAAGGCCAAGCCCTTCGGGTTCGTGGAAAAAATCATCCTCGCCCCGGAGGGCTTGCGGTATTTTTTCCCGAAGCCTTGCATGTACGGAACACGACCTTTTTAGGCCTGTAGTTATGGGAACTCCGGCCCCAGAAGCCGGACTAACAAAAAATCAAATGTTATGTTACAGGCAACAAAGAACAAGTACACGGTGGAAACACTCAAACCACTGAACATTCTGTACGATCATGAACACTGGCTGACACAGCAGGACGTGGATATGGCCAACGGCTATGTGGAACTGATAGAAAGGACACGCTCGGAAAAGACTCCACAGATAGGTGACAGACTCATCTATGTGGACAGATACGGGAAATATTACGGCAATGCCCTTATTGAAAACAATGATGAAGAGAGCGGTCGGATTTCCATCTGTGAAGAACCTTATATTCCCTTTGTATGGGAGCAGGACGCCAATATCCGGCTGAGCGTCAGCGGAGGGGCCTTCCACCATATTGACCCCAAGCAATTGAAATTCGTCAGATGGACGGAAGGTGCATTCAAGGACTGGGGAAACTGCGGAGCGTGTGCCAACGGTGCCGTCACATTCACGGCAAAAGTACCGTTATGGTCCTATTCCGAACCTGATCCGCTCTACGGTGATTTCACCACGGAAACATGGAGACAATATTATTTGACCAAGGACACGGGTCCGGACGCACGCAACCTGTACCAGGGCTACGACATAGCTTTCAGGACCGAAGAGAACTTCCGGCAGTTCCTGAAGGACTATGAAGGGACTGTGTTCAAGGGCAACTGGGAAAACCAGATCGTACTCTGGTGTTTCCGACATGAAAACCGGTTCCTGCCGCAGCACGAATGGGACAAGATAGATGCCCCGGCCATGGAACGGCGTCTCAACTTCCATCCCGAACAGGTCAAGCTGGTCAAGGACATGGACAGCCACATCACCTACTGTTACCGTATCAAACCCGAAATTGACAATCTCTAAAACAATACAGTTATGCAGACAACAGCAACAAGAACAGCAGGCAGCCACACTGACCTGCTTACAGGTATCCTGAACGTGCAAGTAAGGAACGAGGACAAAATTACAGAACAGGACCGGCAGTATTGCCAGCTACAGCAGGACCAGCTCTACAGGACACTTGACCGTATCGACCGATGGTATGACATCTTCAAGGAAGAAGCGGAACGGTATCGGGAAATCAAGAGCTTCAAGTATGAGAATAACGGTAAGGTCTCCATACGGAATTTCTATTTCAACAACAGCGGGGAGGATGACTATACCCACAACGAATTCAAACCGTTTGACCTCATCAACGAGCTTGCGGACAACAACTGCAATGCCAACGCGAATTTCGCGAGTCGCATCATTTCCTATTTCAACAGGACCTACAATGTAGATGTCCCCATTCCTGTAATCGACGAGAAGGCCATGCGCATGGGATTCCGTCCGGTCTACCAGACTTACGTGGACATGGTCATTGAACACCTCGGCGGAAAAAGTTTCCGTGAGACCGCAGAGGAAGAACTGCTGGCCCGTTTCCTGAAAACGGTACAGCCTTCCCGCTGGAGCAAGGTGAAGCCCGAACTGAAAAAGGACAAGATAACTTTCCCTGACATCGTATCCTGGGATAGCATCCATCTGGAATACCACCGGGAATATGAGTTCTCGTATGACTGCGGAAGGAAAGTGGACATTTTCTGCGAAGGTATCGCATACGGAGCAGATGACGTGATAAACGGTTCAAGCGGTATGGTCATCGGCCTTGACAGACGCGATGTGGATATAACCGAATGGTACAACCTCACCCTGAGCAACGCAGAACAGATCAAGTTCTACAAGAACGGACGCATCGACGTACGCTTCAAGGACAGCCAGGCCGCAGAGAACTGCTACAGAAGGCTGCGGCTGGATGAAATCACACTCAGAGAAGAGTGATTCATGAAATACTTATTCAGACACCCCGTAAGACATCCTTGCGGGGTGTCTTCGTTTCCAACCATTAAAAAAGAAAAGACATGTATGCCATCATACCCCAACAGATTCCTCAGGACAGGCGTGCCGAGATCAACGAGAAAATCCTTTTCGCCATAGACTCCGGCAAGGACCTCGTTCCGAAGGAAAGCATCTACAACTGCTACACGGGAATCGGAGGACTGCACAACCTCAGGCAGTCGGATTTCACCAGCTACCATGAATACGCCGAGGCCAAGAAGGAATTCGAGATGGGACAGTTCTTCACCCCGCACGACATATGCCGGAGCATGGTGGAGACCCTTTCTCCGACATCGGCGGAAATGGTACTTGACATGTGCTGCGGCATGGGCAACTTCTTCAACCATCTGCCCAACCTGCACAATGCCTACGGATTCGACATTGACGGCAAGGCGGTGGCCGTTGCCAGATACCTCTACCCGGAAGCTCATATCGAGAAATGCGACATACAGCTGTACAATCCCGAACAGCGTTTCGACATCATTGTCGGAAATCCGCCCTTCAACCTGAAATTTGATTACAGGCTGTCGCAGGAATTCTACATGGACAAGGCCTATGACGTGCTCAACCCTGCCGGAATCCTGATGGTCATCGTCCCTCTCTCCTTCATGCAGAACGAGTTCTGGGAAAAGACACGCGTGGCGAAAATCAACTCGAATTTCTCCTTCATCGGCCAGACCAGGCTGGAACATTCAGCCTTCTCTACGGTGGGCGTGCAGAATTTCGCAACAAAAATCATGGTATTCCTCCGCCGTTCCCTCCATATTGAAATGCAGCCGTACAACGCGGAAGAGTTTGTCAGCATGGATGAGCTGAAGAAACGCATAGCCGAAGTGCGGAAAATGAAACACCGGCTGCGCCTCCAGCTGATGCGGGAGTGCAACCATATAGACAAAGAAGAGCTGGAACAGTTCGAGTACAGGCTCGCCAAATACATGTACGAGCTGAAAGCCCATGCCGTGCTGAACAGGCATGTCGAAAAGGCGGAGGCGCTGGTGTCCAAATTCCGCAACCAGAAACCGCCGGAAAATGCCACCCGGGAACAGATAAAGGAATGGGAACGCAAGAAGCTGACCATCGGCAAGGTTCTCGGCATCATCCGCAGGTACATCACCTCGCAGAACGTGGTGCCGCGCAAGGAAGTGGCATTGGTGAAGACATCCTATGGCTTCAAGCTGAAGCAATATGCCCCGCGTCTGCTTGACAAGGTCACGCACAAGGCCGCAGGCATCAACGACCTCATACTCGGAAGGGCCGAACTCCCGATGCCGGAAAACGTCACAGAAAAGAACATGCGGCAGATCCGTGCCGCCAGTAAACTGATACGGCGCAAACAGAGGCAATACGAGACCCAGAATCTCCAGTTTGTGGAAATGCGGGAAGATGCCGGCCTGAAGGAATACCTGGACCGCACCACATTCATCAACAAGGACGGTGAAGTCTGCGAATTCACGGACTTGCAGAAACACGACCTGAACCTCGTGTTGCAGAAACGCTACGCCCTGCTGAACTGGCAGCAGGGTTCAGGCAAGACTGCCGCCGTCTATCACAGGGCGAAATACCTGCTCAAGTTCAGAAAGGCAAAGAACGTCATCATACTTGCCCCGGCCATCGCCACCAACATGACCTGGATACCGTTCCTTACCATAAACAAGGAACGCTTCCGTACAATACAGACCGCCGGCGACCTCAACAACATACCGGAAGGGACATTCCTTGTCGTCTCCACCTCCATGCTCCGGAAACTGAAAAGAGGACTGATGCGTTTCGTGAAACGCACTTCCGGCAAGCTGTGCCTTGTCTTCGACGAGTCGGACGAAATCACCAATCCCACATCGCAGCGTACAAGAAACATCCTGCGCATATTCAGGAGGCTCAGGTACAAGATCCTCGACACGGGAACAACCACCCGCAACAACATCGCGGAACTGTACAGCCAGTTCGAACTACTCTACAACAACTCCGTAAACATGATATGCTGGAGCCCGCAGGTCTACCACGAAAACAGGGACCACGAGATAGAGGAAGAGAACAACCCGGATTACGGAACACCGTTCCCCGCCTTCAGGGGGCATGTCCTTTTCCGTGCCTGCCACTGTCCGGGGAAAGCCACTGTATTCGGCATCGAGAAACAGAACCAGGACGTGTACAACAAGGACGAACTCTCCGAACTTATCGGCAAGACGGTCATCACCCGTAAATTCAGGGACTTCGCGGGAGAGAAATACCGGATACGGACACATACCGTCCGTCCCTCGGAAGGAGAACACGAGGTATACCGTGTCATCATCGAGGAATTCTGCCGCATCTGTGAGCTGTACTACAACAGCACGGGAGACACGAAAAAGGATGCAGGACTGAGACTCATGAGGCAGATCAAGCTGCTTATCAAAGCCTGTTCGGTACCTCACCTGATAGAGGGATATTACGGTGACAGTTATCCTTCCAAGACCCGCTATATTGAAAGGCTCATAAGGACAATACCGGGTAAGGTTGCCATCGGATGTACCACATTGGCGGCCTTCGACCTCTACGAGAGCTATATCCGGGAACATTTTCCCGACAGACCTGTATTTGTGGTCAAGGGAGATGTAGCCTTCAAGAAACGGCAGAGCATCGTGACCGAATTCGACTCCACCATCAACGGCATCCTGATATGCACACAGCAGAGCCTGAGCAGCTCCGTGAACATACCTACCTGCAACGACGTGATACTGGAATCCCTGCAGTGGAACATCCCCCGTATGGAACAGTTCTACTTCCGTTTCATCCGTCTCGATTCCAAAGAAATGAAGGATGTCCACTACGTCACCTACGAAGATTCGGTCGAACAGAACCTGATGGCACTGGTACTGACCAAGGAGCGTCTGAACGAATTCATCAAGACCGGTGAGGTCAAGGAACAGTCAGAAATCTTCGAGGAGTTCGACATCACAATGTCTGTCATCGACAGCCTGCTCATCCGCACGCAGGACAGTGAAGGCAAAATACACATCAGCTGGGGAAGCCAGCGCATAACAGAATAAATATGAACCGTATGAAGAAGACCGGGAGTTCCATTCCCACCGACAAAGGTAAGCCGCGTCCCCATCGGCTGAGCAAGGTCAGGCCGCAGGCGGTTTTCAGGAAAATCATCCTCGCGGAGCTGCGGTATTTTCCCGAAAAACCCTGCACAGCCGGGACACGGCACCTTGTCGAGGTCGGTGGAATGGAATCCCCGGCATCCACATACATAAAAGACAAGTAATATGGATCTGAACAATGCAGAGATTGCCGTGACCACACAGCATCTCATTGACATAAAGGATTACAGGGACTACTGGCTGCACCTGTCCGACTACAGCGACATGGGCGAGTTCCTGAGTGCCTGTTCCGACCTGTTTCCCGGGGAAAAGGAACCGGAATACCGGTATCCGAAATGGGAAAACATACCCGACACACTGATCAGCCGTGAATGGCTCTGTCCCAACTTCTTCGAGATCAGGGATGCCCTTGAAAGGCTCGAAGAGGAAGAAACGGAGTTTTTCATAAGCTGGAGCAGAAGTTACGGATATGACATCACCACGGATGACCCGCACATGATGGTATCACACTACCATGACCTGTACGGGGATACCGTCACGGAAACGGAAGAAGACGCGGACACGGGAGAAGATGCCCTGATATACACGGGCGTATCAAGCTACTACTGCGACATGCTTCCATTCCGTTACGAAATATTTGATGACAATTATGACTAAAAGACAAAAGATATGGAAATCAACTTCAAAGGACCTGTAATGCCTATCGACCCATACTCGCAGCTGGCATTCGTGGAAATACTGAACATACTACTGACGGCGGGACACATCGTGGACGTGAACCGCTTCCTCATAAGCAGGAATGTCAATCCGCAGTTTGGCTCACTGTCAGGCTATTTCAGATGGTCGTTCGCCGGAGACCATTTTACCCTCTGGCAACGCACGGACTACAATTCAACGCTATGTTTTAACCACAGGATACTCGATCTGCCTTTCGGTGTCCTGGCAGCAAAAGACAGCGGGAAAGACAAGGAAACGGCAAACTGAAAATGAAACGATATGGAAACTACGATAAAAATACCCAACCGGGAAATCGCGCTCGCGGCATTTGACAGGCTCCGCCGGGAAAAAAGGAAGGATGCCGCACTGAGGCTGGCCGGGTGTATGCTCAGAGGGACATACATATCCCTCGGCATCGGTGATACCGACTGGGAAATAGACACCGCACTGCACAAATGCGGCGGTGAGCCTAAAACCGGATACGGTCATATGGCACATTTCCACTTCGACGGCGAGACGGAAATGGAAACAGAGAAATATGAAAGGCTCAAGGAAGAGTACGAATGACAAGGGAGCGGCCGAAAGGTCGCTCTTCTCATTTATAAACGACATGTACGGGAAACAGAATCCTGCCGTACACAGGTAACAGAAATGGAAGAACAGGAAAGACTGACAATGGAATTCGTGAAATCGCTCATGGACAAGTCCTACACGCTGGTATGGGTGGACTACAACGACAATCTCGACAACTGCCGTGACACCATCCAGAAGTGTCTGGAAGAAAGGAGCTGTGAAAGTCTGTGGGAGAAAGTGGACGAATGGTACGGTGACGCCGAATGGGAAGCTGTCCGTGAAATCGTCTCAAAGCTGAAGGATGAATGTATCCGTTTCCATGATTTCGGGGAAGAGGAAGTGGACAAGTTCTTTCAAGAACACGAAGACGAAATCAGGGAAGAAATCTATGACAGAAACGACTCTGACACGCTGAAAGAACTTCTCAAAAACACGGATGACATCCCCGTGCGTGTCGAGATGCTGTCAAACTACGACTGCATCAATTCCAACTGGCTGGAATCGCAGGAAGGATACCGGTACAAGGAATCCTATTTCGGGGATATGATAGACGCGCTGAACCTCAATCCAGCCAAAGTGAAGAAAATGCTGGTGGAGAAAGGCTACACGGTATATGGCCGGTTCCCCGACAAAAAATACAGGGACGGCAAGGAACAGGTATCCTATGAACAGTTCTACCATGAACTCATCAACTCCTGCTGCGGTGCCAACCTGCTGACCTATATCGGCAAGGTAAGCCTGCAGGAACTTTATGATGCCGGATTCTCGCTTGGGGAAGTCATTATTCCCAAAGGCAACTGCTGCGGCATCTTCAGCTCCATGTACGGCGGTGGAAGCCTCCTGGAAATGGAACTCCTGAAAGATGTCAGACTGAAACTGGAAGTCAGGGACTATCACGGATTCCGCTTCCGTCTTGACAGCGAGAACTCAAAATATGAATGCTCCATCAAGCATGTGTACGGGGTATGCGATTCCTTCTTCGGAGAAAAGATAGGTCTTGTTGCTTCATAAATCAAGTATGGTCAATTAAAGATAAAATCATGGAAAAGAAATATGCAATCATCCTATTCAAGGGAAAAGAATACCTGTGCGGACACGAAGACGGCTGCCATTACGATGTGTCCTGCCCGGTGAGGACATTCACTGAAGGAGAAGACGACTTCAAAATTCAGGAATCCGGGAAAAACCGGTCTGAAAGGACATTCCGGTACCATGAAAAGGAATTCAGGCTTGTCACCGGCTTCTACCCGAACGGATGGCCGGTTCTGAGTCTGGAATCACCGGACAACGGGGAACTATACACGGTACTTACCGTCAATCTGGAAGACTCCCCGGCATTCGGGATTCCCGACCAGGCATTCATTGACATAAACAACAATCCGGAAGCGATGGAATTCCTCATAAGGAACAGCCTTGCCGAAGATACGGGATACAGACGCAAAAGCGGATGGGTGGAATACCCGATGGCCAAACTGAACCTGGCTGAACTGTACCGGTTGTCACCGGAATCGTTCGAGAACCAAGAATAAGAATCAACAATAGAAATCATTAACCAAATCATAGGAATTATGGCAAAGTACGATGTAAGAGTAAGGTACACCTTCGAGGGTACCTACAAGGTCGTGGCGGAAGACCGCGACGAGGCGGAAAGAATGGTAACGGAAGACTGCGGTCTGGTACTGGGCGGAAACATTCACACTACCCGCGATGATGACGAGGTGACAGACTGGAGATTCGGCAGTCACCCCGACATGCAAATACTTTCTTTCAGGGAACGGGTTGACAAAGGCAAGGTCAGATACACGTCCATGTGTTTCAGCGACAGGATTGAAGAACTGAGAAAGGACATAATCGAAGCCATCAGGCAACTGCTCGATGCGCACGGCCTGAAAAAAATCACGTTTACCGACAACGAAGAAGACCCTGTATGGATCATCTGGTTTGACGATAATGCAGAACCATACGAGTGTTATGTTACAGGAATTGAGGTTACTGACAAGCACATTACCGTGTTGGCAACAATAAAGGACAGTATGGAAGAGGTTTTCTGTCAGAGTCCTTTCGAACTCGGAGCCAGCAACATTGATTGGCTTAATCAAATGTACGAAGCAGTAAGGCTTCAACTTGAAAATACAAAAGGAAACTCTTGAAACGAAAGACAATATGGCAACAAAAATCAATATGGACAGATACGTCTGGGAAGGATGGACTGTCGGAGCGTTCATCAGGGAACTGGCCCCGCAGGTGGAAATGATCATGAGCGGGCAAAGCTGGAGGGAACCTTTCAGGAACAAACAGGAACTGGCGGACTGGTGCAGGGACAACCAGCCCTATTACAAGAAAAGGATCCCTGAAGTGAACAGCTATTTTGCAAGGATGTATAACATTAAATAAAAACAACATTATGAAATATCAAGCGGAAAATGCAGTCTCCAGTTTCTTCTACTATATGTGGAATGCCTGGTGCGAGGAAGAGTGCAGGACAGTATTCAAGGAAATGCACCCACACTTTTGGGAAAAATGGTCTCTGATGACGGACAAGGGAATATTCGGAGCCGCTGAACGGTTCTATGCGGAACTGACGGACCGTTACAGGGAAAAGCTGGTGGAACGGGCCGTTAGCCTGTATGACGGCAAAGCCAGACGCAAACACCCGGACGATTCCGAAATCAAGGTGTGCAATGATTGCGGTTCAACGGAGATTGAAATCCAGGCATGGGTGGATGTAAACACGAATGAATACCACAGTGACGTGGACGATGACATCTGGTGTTCCCGGTGTGAGGACAATGTGGAGACCTGCTCCAAACAATCCTTTCTGGAAAAGATGCAGGAATGGTGGAAATCCAACAGCACCGATAACCTTGAATACCTGACCGGATTCAAGACATCCGATTTCCCTTCAGCCAATTCCGGACAGACATTCGCCGAGGCCGCCGACGAATGGTGGAACGGCAAAAACTATGACGAGAAGAGGAACATATACCTGACAAACAATTAAAGACAACGGCTATGGCACGGAACATCATTGACCTGATCTGCAACTCATGCAGTTGCGGCAAGGAAGAGGCACAGGAATACCTGGACGACGAGATAAGAAACCTGCAGGAACTTCAGGAAGACAACGACCTGAGAAGCGAAGACTTCGAAATCGCGTGCAGCAACCTCGGACTCGACCAGGACTGGCAGATATATTTCATCAACCGTCTTGCGGGACTTTAATATCTACACTATGACTTATTTTCAGAACATACACTCACTGGCGGAGCTGAAAAAAGAATACCGCCGTCTGGCAATGCTTCACCACCCGGACAAGGGTGGTGACACTGCCCTCATGCAGCAGGTGAATACCGAATTCGGAAAGCTGTTCGAGGTCTGGAAAGACAAGCCTTGCGTTTCCACAACCCCGACAGGCTACGAACACGACTTTCAGGATGCCACCGCAAAGGAATACACCGAATACGTGTACAATGAATACCGCTGGAAAGGGCGCAACTACAACGGGCAGTCCGCGCCGGAAATCACGGAACTGGTCAGGGCATGGCTCAAGGAGACCTATCCGAGATACACCTTCTCGGTCCGCAGGGACGGATACAACTCAATCCTTATCCGGCTGATGAAAGCGGACTTCGAGGCTTTCACCAGAGAATCCGGCAAGGTACAGGGAGACATCAACCACTACAACATCCAGGCATCGGACAGTCTGACCGACCGGGCCAAGGAGGTGATGACAAACGTCAGGGATTTTGTGATGTCATACAATTTCGATGAAAGCGACCCCATGACCGACTATTTCCACACCAACTTCTACCTCACGCTCGGAATCGGCAGCTACAGACAGCCGTACCGGATGGAACTGCCGAAGATTACGGGAAAAGACACTCCTGAAGTGTTCAGGTATCCTGAAGGACCTGCACACAAGGCTATGCGACAGGCACTGGGCAAGGCGCGTTTCGGCTTCATCGAGAGCCGGAAGCATATCGGGGAAATGATACTCGGAGAAGACTTTTACGGCTCACAGGGAGAACATTATTTCTGGCCCAAGGAGTATTCAAGCGCGAAGACGGCACAGAAACGCATCGGAAAACTGGAGGCAGCCGGAATGCACTGCGAACTGACAGGCTGCAACGGCGGATACATACGCCTGCTCGGATATACTCCGGAGACGGAAAGCAGTCTGGAACGGGAAAGGCAGGAATATGCCACGGCATACCGGAAGTGGGTGTCAGAACACGGCATATCCCCAAATACGGGAACAGTACACCAGAACATTTCAAATCCAATCAGACAGATACAATTATGACAAACAGGGAAATCATCAGAGAACTGAAACGCTGCGGCTACAGCCGGGCGGACATTGATACGGACAGTAGAGCCGCAAAGACTTTCTACACCTACCGTGGCGGGCTTCATATCAACGGTACGGAAGATCTGTCATTCCATATCGTACCGCCACAGGACAGTCTCGGACTGGGACGGTTTGCAATATGCGCCACCCGTAACGGGGAAAGCTCACAGCTGGGGACAGACCAAGCCCCGTTCTTTTTCCGGTGGCTGTTCGCCTTCCTCAAAGGTGAGAGAAAAGAGAATGAGATAATAGATGGAATATGTACCGACAGAAAAACAGAATAGAAATATGAAAGCAAAAGTATTGAAATACAAGTTTGACGGCAACACCATCGTTGCCCCATACATGGAACTTGAACCGTATGCGGAGAATGTATTCATCTCGCTGGCAAGAAAAAACGAATACGGAAACGAAAGTGAAGACAGTTTCCATGTAATCTGCAAGATAGGTGATGTCCATTTTTCCTGCGGACAGTATTCACGCAGAATCCTTGACAAGGAGGGTCACCGGGAAGAAGCGGCAGCCTATTGCAAGAACTGGATTGAAAACATCCTGAAGGATGCGGAGGATGGAAAAATCATCCCCCTCTTGTCTGTCCATGTATTCAATGCCCTCGGTCTTGACTCCACTCCCTTGGTACAGGCTCGTGAGACGTATGCAAAAAGGCAGGAAGAAAAGCGTCTGGAACGGAAAAGAAAAGAAGAACAGGAAAGAAAGGAAAAAGAATCCCGATGGCATCAACAACTCGACGAAAACAAACGGAAATTCCTGAACGGTGAGAAAATAACGGCAGAAATGTTTCTTGAAATCACAGGAAGGGACGGCTTTGACATCCATATCAGAACCAAAGGGACATTCAACCGACATGTAACAGCAATCGACCGGAACGGAACCGTCAGTTTCAGAAAATACAAAGGCCGCCGTACTCCCGACTTTACCGGATGTCATAAGGCTGTAACAGACTATCTTGCATTCCTTGCCGAAGATGAAATCAGCCAATAAAATCCAAAGCGGTAACAGCCATCCTATGCAACTGTTACCGCTATTATTAGGACATATCAGGATTTACAGCTTCCTGTTCAGTATCATCGCCAAGGGATAGATAAACTGGTTATAGGCCTTGAGTTTCCTCAGATCCAGCACATACCCGGCATAGGGATTGGTACAGTCCGAATAGAAAAACACATCGATAAAACCCGCATGTTCCTTTATGATTTCACCTTCCAGGGGAATCTCGTCCACATCAAAATCCTCCAGAGGCAGTTCCTCCAGACGGGCATGTTCCCCATTGCCCAACACATTGAGATTACGGTTGAACAGCACGTATCCTCGCTTACTGTAATCCACGCGCATACCATACGGACGCTCCACAAGGAAAGCATCCGCAGCTTTCTTTATATAATCTTCCATGATTTTTCAAATTAGGATTTGCAAAAGTACACCATTCCTTTGTCAAAGACGAACAAATCAATGGGTTTCTCACCGACATACCTGCAAGAAAATACAACGACACACAACCTGTATATTTTATTTTCCTCCCTGCAAAGGTAGTCCCGTGTCCAACGTACCCGGACAAGGTCAGGCCCCTATGGGGTTGGCTGAAAGAAAATCATCCTCGCCGATGGCTGCGGTATTTTCTTTCGCCAAACCTTGCGGGTACGGTCACGGGACAGTCAGGCAGGTGAAAAATAAAAAATACCGGCTCCCGGAGCCGGACGTGTTTAACAGATAAAATACAATGAGTCATGAAAATCCTGAATGAAGAACATTTCCAGAATGTAAAGCGTTACGCCGAATCCATCGGTGACACATCACTCCAGAATTGTCTGGACAGACTGAAAAAATGGGAGGAGAATCCAGACCATCCAAGCGAAATCTCGCTCTATTATGACCATGCACCGTACTCGTTCGGCTTCACGCAACGCTATCCAGACGGAAGCATCGGCATTGTAGGCGGTCTGCTCTATCACGGAATACCCGACCAATCCTTTGCCGTGACACTTGAACCGTTCCACGGATGGCAGATACATACCTAAAAAAAATAGACAATCATAGTATTAACTTTATAAAATTCAAGATTATGGAAGCAATGGCAGTATTGGAAAAACAACAGCAGTTTGATTTTCAGAACAACGGAATCGAAGTAATGAACTTCGAGACTCTCCAGCGTACCTATAAGGAGAATGACATCTACGGCAAGCCTGTCCAGGGCATCTATCACTACCAGGTCCTGCAGCGTATGATGGACATTTGCGAGAAGTACAACCTCGATTACGAGGTGGAAGAAATCTTCGCGGCACAGAACAGGAACAAGACACAGCCGGGAGTAAGCATTCTCCCGCAGGTGGAACAGACACTTGGTGAAAAAGCAGTGGAAGCCCACATACTCCGACGCATCTTCGCTACCATCCGGATCAAGGACTGGGAAACGGACGAGCTGACAACAACGCTGGTCGTCGCCTACCATCAGGACGGCATACAGGCAGCCATAGGCCCGTGCGTGAAAGTATGCCATAACCAGTGTATCCTCTCGCCGGAAAGAAGCATCTGCAATTACGGAAAGAACAAGGTGACAACGGAAGGGGTATTCGAGACGGTGGACGGATGGCTGGCAAACTTCGAGGTGAACATGAACGAGGACATCGCAAGGATTCAGCGACTGAAACGCAGAATCGTCTCACTGGAGGAAGTGTATATGTATATCGGGCTGCTGACAGCATTGCGTGTCTCCCATGACAGTTCGGACAGGAACCTGTCATCCTCCGTGGAAACCTACCCACTGAACCAGAGCCAAATTTCCATCTTCACGGAAGAGGTACTAAAACTGGCCCGCGAAAAGGGACAAATCACCGCATGGGATTTGTATAACGTAGCGACTGAGATATATAAGCCTGGCAGAACAGATTTCCCGGCACTGATTCCACAGAACGGAGCCATGGCGGAACTCCTGCTTTCCCGTCTGCCCGCAGAGGTGGAAATACAGGATGCCGTTCTGGTAAGCTGAATAATATGTTGCTCATGAAAGCAACTGTTATTTTGGAAAACAAAATGCAAGCAAGGGAGAACCTGACGACAATATGCTGAAAGATTCTCCCTTGTTGTAATTTGTATGTATATTAATTAACCATTAAAATATATCCCTTTTTCTTTAATGATACAATAGAAATCGAGTTGTCGGCCTTCAATATGTGACGCAGATAAGTAATCTGAACATTAAGAGCCAATGAATTCTCTATACTATCATCACCCCATATTTTTTTTAGAATGTCCTTACGATCTACAGTTGAACCAAGATGCTCTGCCAAAAGGGACAATATCTCAGTTTGCCGCAAAGAAAGAGAGACTGTGTGGTTATTATACGTTACGTTAGACAAATTCCTATTAAACAAAGTGTTGCCTATGGTAAAGCTTTGTGGAACTTCATGTTTTCTATTCTCGAAACGCTCCTTGATTCTTGCTATTAACTCTTCCGGGTAAAATGGTTTAGGAATATAATCGTTACCTTTGAGGCTGAACCCTTTCAATCTATCATCCCGTTCTGTACGGTCGGTTAGAAAAAATAGAAGCACTTCGTCGTCTGTCTTTCTTATCATTTTTGCCAACTCAAATCCGTTCATTCCAGGCATGTTGATATCAAGAAGAACCAAGTCAGGATGATCAGAATTAAAAAGTTCCCAACCCATATTCCCATTACCGGCATACGTTACATTATATCCTTCCACCTCTAAGAATCTTTTCAGAAGCATTGAGTTCTTAAGGTCATCATCCACTAATAATATCTTTATCATATAACAATCCATTATTTTTAATGCTGTTCATCAATAGATTCATCTTGCGGCAACGTAATCGTAAACTCTGCACCTTTTCCTTCTTCACTGTTTACCGACACCTTCCCGTCATGAGCCTTGACAAGCAATTCAACGTATGCCAAACCTAAGCCCATGCCAGGTATATGATTATCTATAACTTCTCGACTCCTATAAAATTTGTCAAAGATAAATTTTTGGTCATATTTAGATATTCCGCAACCATTATCTTTTATAGATATAGTTACACTTCCTTTTTTAGTTTGTCCATAAGAAATCTTAATTAATCCATTCTCCGCGGAATATTTTACAGCGTTCTCTAACAAGTTGCTGATAATATTAGTGATATGCATTCTATCAGCATACAAAACTATATCTCGTTCAGATATTATTTTAATTTCTATTTTCTTAGATCCAGGTATATTTAGTTTTTTAACACAATCATTGATAACTTCATCCAAGCTGAATGAGGACTTGTTTAAGGGTATTTCGTTAATGTCATCGAATGTAAGATCACGTAGTTTCGAAAAATAGGAAGAAAGGTTATCCAGTTCGTTGTATGAGTCGGCTATGACCTCAGCTCTGCTTTGGCTGTCGGCCATCAGTATGTCGTTACGCATGAATGATACACACATTTTCAAAGTAGATATTGGGCGCTTTAATTCATGTACCATGGTTTGAATGAAATCTTTTCTTAGTACCTCTATCTTACGCTGACTACGTATGGTCTTTATTTGAAAGACAAGACATGAAATCAACATGATTGAAATAAACAAAGAGAGCACCATTGTTCCAGACATCCTTTTCATTATAGGGGACATTCCTATATCAAAATTCATCCGGACAACTTCTCCTTCAAATATATCGTACGGGTAAATGACTGTCATATTAGGTTTTAAAATGTTCAAGTGAGAAAACTGCTTTGGTTTCCATACCATAGAATCTACTTTTTCGGTAGTAATACTGGTTGTTTTCAACCCAGCCTTCATTAATAAATCTTCCAGCCTCTTAATGGAAAATGGACATATTTCATCCACTTGAAAACGCTCCAACCCTACATAGGCTTCCCGTTCATTCTCACAATTCCTGATTGAGAACTCATATTTCTTAATTCCTTCAGGTTTGTATTTTTTGTATAAATTTAATATCCTGTCTGAATATGTAGAGTCCTTGTCTCCATATTTGGAGCCATCTATCACATATACATCAAAGAACAAGTTTATAGTATATTGCATTTTAGTATTATCGACTTTTATAGACGATTTTGTAACAAAATCAATATTGTTTCTTTCACCTGAAATGCGCCTATTTTCAAAGTCTTCCTGCATAATACCCAATATACTTTGATATAACTCTTCGTTATAATTCTGCCAAATATAATCATAGCGGGTATAAAGCCACCAACATTGTGTTATACAGAATATGATGATGGCTATAATAGTACAAACATGCAATATCTTTATTTTCTTTTCCATATTGCAAAATTATGCTTTTGATAATTATTCAGGAAATATTTCACTACCTAAAGAGGATGTAGTAATAATTTAGTAATGATTTCCAATGATTCAGTAATATAAATTTAGAGGCGTAATATCAAGCCCTTTCTACCTTTGCCATAGATTCAACAATCGAAAGAACATGAAGAATAATTTTTTATCATACGGCTGATTTAAAAATGCATCAATGGTACTTTATAGTACTATTGTTCACATTCTACAAAAAACATATTGATTTTTAACCGAAACGTCAGCAACCAACTAAGGACGTCGGTTAATCACCAACAAGTTAGAATTTTGCAATTGATATTTATTAATAACATAACTTTATCATTATGAGATCTTTATTTACAGGCTTATTTTTATTTTTTTGTTGCTTCTGTTTTGCTCAAAAGCATACAATAAAATTTTATTTGAAAGATGAGGCAGCACAACCAGTCGAAAATGCAGTGTGTAAATTTATAAAAGATTCAAAGACAATTGAATCCATTTCCTATACGGATAGTTTAGGCTTTTCATCGACTGAAATTCAAAAGGGTGATTATCTGTTGTCCATTTCCTTGTTTGGACATATATTATATGAAACTCCAGTTGAAATAGCACAAGATACCAATTTAGGAACCATTACGGTAAAGTCTCAGACTCTTCTTTTGGATGCTGTTACCATTACTGCTAAAAGGAAAAGCTACAAGGAGCATGACGGGAAATTGGTGTTTGATGTCCAGTCTTTGCCAATTACGGAGAATGTCACAGCAGTTGATGCTTTAGCTTATACTCCTTTAGTTACACTTACCTCTTCGGGGATAGAGGTTGCGGGCAACACTGGAGAAATTAGAGTAAATGGAATCAAGCAGGAAAAAGGAGCATCATTGTTGTCTTATCTTAACGCTGTACCACTAAGCGAAATAGAACGTATTGAAGTGCACCAGGGAAGAACTGCAGATATGGATGCTTCAATAGAAGGAGGCTATGTGAATATTGTTATGAAAAATCCATCAGGTTTTACTGGGGCAGTTCAAGCCACATTCGGTTTTAATGGAGTTGAAGGTAATGACCGACCATTATTTTCAGAGAATCTTAATGTAAGCACTATTTATGGAAAAGGAGGACTGTCGCTTTTTGCTAATGTTGCTATAGGCCAAGCCGAACCAAAAGGTTTAAAATCAATAACTACATCTCAAATCGAACAGTTGCACCAAGAACAAAAACAGGAAAGTCATACATCCAATATAAGGAGACAAAATATAGATGCAAGTTATGGCTTGAACTATACCAAGAACAAACATGTGTTTGGTATAGAAGGATCTCTTTATGGTAATCTGAACAGCAAGAGTCAAAGAGAAATAGCTATCCAAACAGCATTAAAAGATGTTGTAACTACTTCGCAAGTGGAAATTAATGAAGTGCCAAAAGTCTTTTCTCACTCTTTGACAGCCAATTACTTTTTTACTCCTCAGAAAGGAAAGAACAAATTGCACTGGTTGGCAAACTTTATTACAAACAATGATGAAACCCAACAGGATTATTTCCTTTATCAACCTACATCATCCCAGCATCAGGAATATATAGGCAACAAAGCGAACTCTACCATGTTTTATACACAGTTATCATATTCTCACCAAATAATTAAACCTTTCAGCATCAATGTGGGTACAAAATATGCTACAACGCATCGAAAGAACACGAATATTTTTGAAATTAAGGATCAATATAAAAATGAAGACTTTTACAAGTATCGAGAGAATATTACATCCGCTTATGGCAATGCCCAGTTGTCCTTGGATAAATGGTTTATGACTGTAGGGCTAAGAATGGAATATACGGATTTAAAGTCTTACAATACTGATATTCAACAAAGGTATATAGATTGGTTTCCGTCTGCAGTTGTATCGTATAAAGCAAACGAAAAGGTGTCTATCCGCCTTAATTACTCCAGAAGTGTGTTTCGCCCACCATTTGCTCTTTTGAATAACTATTCCATTAAAACGTCTGAGCAGGTATTCTCTGTTGGAAATCCATTATTAAAGGCGCAAAAAACAGATAATATAGGACTGAGTTTTATATTCGGAAGACATATTCTAAACTTTGGATGGGCCTACACTCCATCGCCTATCACAAACTATATATACAGCGTTCAAGATACATTGTATATGACTAATATAAATGGAGGAAAGCAAACGACTTTTGATGTGAGCCACAGTTTTGGAGGAAAATTATTTCCGTTTTGGCACCTTTCCTCTAATATTGGATTGCAATATATATATCTTCCGGAAAGCTCTTACAAGCAAAGAATTTTACAGTGTTATGCTTCTTTGCGTAATACATTTTCAATCGGCAAGGCAATTAACATCACCTTGAATGGGAATTATGCCTCTCCTTGGATTATGAATGACAGAAAAGTTGAAGACAGATTTAACATAGATGCATCTATACGCTACGCCATTCCTAAGTACAATTTAAGTTTTATTCTCTCTGGAAAAAATCTTATTGCAAGAAGACGCACTTCTTCTGTAACGAGTAATAAATATGTTCTATACAAAAGTTGGTCTGAGACAGCTCCTTGTTCAGTTACATTCGGAATAAGTTGGAACTTCTCCGGCGGTAAAAAGAAAGATGTAAATTATAGCGCTCCTCAGGACTACAATATGGATAAATATCGATTATAAAAAGAATATATGAATGTCCGCATGTTCCCAAATTAGCAAAGTTTAAACCGCCAAGATGTCCGATAGGCGTGTATTGGAACACTTTATGCTTGATGCGAGATGTATGGACAATAAAAACGTATATGATATGACCCTGCTTGATTTTTACCGTCAATACCCAGACGAGGCCTCCTGCGAGGCTGCATTGCGTAGTTTCCGTGAACACCACGGTCTGTTCTGCAGCCAGTGCGGCGGTTTGCGCCTGAGCTGGAATCCGAGCCATAAGTCCTGGACTTGCATGGATTGCAAACATGAGATGCAGCTTCGTTCGGGCACGGTCATGCAAGGCAGCCATCTTCCTGTGCGTGATTGGTTTGCGGCCATGTTCCTGCTGACGGCTACCAGGCGTGCCATATCGGCAAAGGAGATACAGCGCCAGCTCGGCCGCAAGCGTTACCAGCCCGTATGGGAAATGGTGCATAAGCTGCGCGATGTGATGGGCAGGCGCGACAGCCTTTACGCCCTTCATGGGGATATGGAAGTGGACGAGGGCTTCTTTTCCACCGAAACTCCTGAAGACCAGAAGGACTGTCCGCTGAAGCGAGGGCGTGGAAGCCAGCGCAAGACTTCCGTCCTTGTCATGGCCGAAAGCAGCCGGTCCGCTACGCCTCCTGCCAGAAAGTACAGTACGCCCAAAACTGTCGGGCATATAAAGATGCTGGTCATCGGCGATTTTAAGGCTTCCACCATCACGGGCAAGATAAAGACGGGGACGGACGGAAACGCCGATGTGACCACGGACGGGTTCAGCAGTTATGCCGCTCTTGAAAAGGACGGAGTGACAACCTCCCACCATGCCGTAGTTGCGGATGACAAAAAGAGTGTCGGGAAAGTTCTGCCTTGGGTGCACATTGCCATCAGCAATGCCAAAAGGAGCATACTGGACACGTACCATGACATAAAAGCAGAGTTCCTGCAACTCTACCTTAACGAGTTCTGTTATAAGTTCAACAGAAGGTATTTGGGCTTCAGACTCTTTGACAGGCTCGAACTTTGCGCATGTACGTATAGGGCGAACTTTAAACATCGAATTTATTGATTGGCAACTTGCGGACATTCATATATATTATTAAAAACTATTGAAGATATGGCAAAATTTAATGAAGAAACAATTCAAAAGTGCGTTGACTGGGTATGTGAAAACGGACTTATAGATTATGGCGGTGCAAAGCTTATTGACTTCTGTAATGTAATGGGAATCGGAAAGAGTACCTATTACCGATGGATGGAAAATGAAACTTTCGGGAATGCTATAAAAAAGGCGAAAGAAGATTTCAAAAACGGGTTAGAACGCAATGTTGTTTCCTCTCTTGCAAGGTCTGCCATCGGGTATGAATACGAACAAGTTTCTTCCGAATACTACATGGAAGGCAAGAAAAAGAAGTTGAAAAAGGAAGTTAGAAAAAATGTCCGTGTTGAGCCTAATGTAGGAGCCGGAATATTCCTTCTCACAAACCTTGCTCCTGACAGATGGAAGAACAAACAGAACACCGAGCATTCCGGAGAAGTTTCTACCGGATTGACCGTTGTAGTCAAGAATCAGGAAGAAGCAGATTTAATCAAACAATTAAAAGAGCATTAGTTATGTCTGCACCTAAAGGAAACCAATTTTGGAAGTTGAGAAACAGGCATGGGAGAAGCAAGCGTTTTGCTTCTCCTGAACAGTTGTGGGAAGCAGCCTGTGAGTATTTTGCCTATTGTGACAGGACTCCATGGAAAGTAATCAAGAATAAAACGAAAGGAGAAATAAAGGAAAAAGAAGAAAGCCCTACACAACGTCCTTACTCCCTGACCGGGTTGATGGCTTATTTAGATGTTAGTAAGTCCTTTTGGAACGATTTTAAAAAAGGTAGTCATGAAGATTTTTCCGTAGTCATTACACGCATAGAGAATGTCATCAGGACACAACAATTAGAAGGTGCTATTGTTGGTGCGTTTAATCCCAATATAGTTTCTCGGATTATTGGTCTTTCTGATAAACAAAAGGTAACTCATACCATCAACAGTAAAGAGTTTAAAGGCTTTGATTTCTTACCTTATACTCCCAAAGCAGATGAAAGTATATGAGGTTTTAGCATCAAGCCGCTTTCTACTTGCTACAATGAACAGAAACGGAGTGAGCGCAGATGATATAATGTATCTTGATATGTTCTATGAGTATAGAGATATGCTTGCAGAAGGACGAAAAGAAGCCGAAATCAGGGCTTTTCTTTCAAACAAGTATAAATTATCCGCCTCAACAATAAAAAAGGCTATAAAGCACTTGAATGAGGAATGTGTTATATATTAAAAGAAAAAATGGTATATTATTTGTTTTTAAATGGTAAAATACCTTCTTTTGCAAAAATATTCATGCAAATAAACGTTTATGAAAAAGTACTTATTTTTATTATTATTGCCAATCTTATCATTTATCTCATGCTCCGATGATGAAGGATATTTTAATCCTATTTTAGCATCTATAAATGATACCCAATGGGGAGTTACAGAGAATATAAATGAACTATATTTTCAAAAAATAGAATCAGGAGACGGATATGGGTGCTATATTGCTTTTAAAGCAGGAGAGTTTACCATTAAATATTCATCAGAAGATGTACAACTTTTTTCTATCAATGGAACCTATGAATATGATCCACCATTATTAATAATGACCTTTAACGACAATAAAGAGGTACAATATAAAATCATTCAAAACAAAATGGAACTCATAAGCCCTAATACATCGTTAGGCAATCACGAAAATATAAGTTTCCCAAATACGTTTTATAGGTATATAAAATAA